AAACCATACTTAGTTGGCAATTCTTGGATGAATGCGTCTAATTGTTTTACCTGCTCTTCGTTTAATGTAATTGTCATGGTATTGATTTTGTACAAATTTAACGAAATATATTTATATCTTAAATTCCTTTATAGTATATAAAAGTTGACTATACCTTTTATCAAACGAGGTCATCAAGAATGGTCTAGTTGGTTGATTTGTAAACTTTTTAGGGCTTTGAACTATATATTGTCTAGCAAATTTGCTTTGCTCACCTGGACTAATATTTACTAAAGGAGGCAGATTTATTTGAAATCTAGTACCAAATTCAACATAAGGAGCATATTTAACAGATTTGTTACCTGCACTAACATAACCAGACAATGTCTTTTTATCAACCTTCTTATGAGTAATACTTCTTTGTAATGCTCCTGATTTTACCCTTACACTAGATTTAGCATCTTGTTGAATAGCAACCAAAGTTTGATTAATTGAGTTCGCTATATGCTTTTCAAGTCTTTCATTAGCATTGCTAAATTTCTTTCTCAATGATTCTAAGCCAGTTATGCCCATGCTAAATGCTGCCATTATTTAAGTGTTGAGCAGCCTATTAAAAAATACTTATTACGATCTTGTTCGTTAATAACAGAGTTAATCACATATAATTTACTTTGAAAGCTGATTACCAACTTCTTATCAAATACTTTAGATGTTGTATATCTTATTCTAAATGTGATATCTGTAGCAAAGCCATCTGTCCCTGCTATATTTGTTCTTGATTCACTATCTCTTACAATCTCAGCCCAACAAGTATAGTAATCCACAAGAGTATTTACAAAACCCCCTGCACTATCGGATACGCTAGTCTTACTTTGGAAAGTAATCCTATTCATTAGTCTTCCTATCATTAGATAATTACGTTTATGCGTTTAAATGGCTTCATAAGCTCGTATGCGGTCATCAAATTAGCTGAAGGCTTGGTTGCCTCAACTGAAGACTCTCTGTACTCATATAGGTCTGAAACCATCTTTAAAAGGGCAGTCTTCATTGTTGTAGGAGTAGTAGCGTAACCACAAGTGTAAGTAAATCTAAACTCGTTATCGAAAATGCTAGTCATGTAGACCTTTTTGGTGGTTTCACCAAGTACCTGATAATCCCCAACAGACATTGCTACCCATCCTGTACCATCCCAATACTCTACTACAGATATTACATTAGTAGGTACATAAGGAAGTTCTATAAAGCTATCTACATAAGCTACAACTCTTAAAGTTCTAGGAGTCATAGCGACACCTGCATATTGCTCAAGTCTTGTTTGAGCTGTATTGATTAAAGATGTAATTAAAGTATCATCTTCGCTGTAATCTACTCTAAGGTAATTCTTAGCTTCGGCTAAAGTAACTACCGTTGCTGATGGTGCTACTGTGGTTGTTATATCTCTTACTATTTGCATTATGCCATTGTTTTTACAAAAATAACTAAAATATAGCGGACATAAAAAAGGAGGCAGTTTTCGGCTGCCCCCTTATATTTTAGATTAATCTAAGATTAAGCTACGTTACCGAAATCACCATATACAAACGCACTGTTGTAGTAGATAGGGAATGCAATACGAGCTTCAACTCTTACAGTAATCAAGTTCTTTTGGAAGTTATCGCTATCCATTTCAGAGAACTGAACAGAGATACCTTGATTTTGCATGATTTGAGCACCCATTGACCAGTCACCTACTAAAAACTTATCAGCAGCGATTGCTGTAGATTGGAATACTGGGATACCAGCGATAGAAACACTACCGTCAGTAGTAACAACTGTAGAACCTGGAAGGCTATAAGCAGCGTTAGTATTCTTTGTATTCATGATAGCAGCCCAATCAGTTGGGTTAATCAAGATACCATTAGCACTGTAGTTACCAGCAGAAACTTGTGCAATAGCTTGTACTAATTGCTCAACGTCAACTGTAGCAGCACCACTGAAAGCAGCAGCATTCACAGTCAAACCAGTTAAGTTAGGAGCAGTACCATTACCATTCAATAACTGAGCATCTTCAGCTAATAAATACTTCTCTAACAAACGAGCTTGTAAGAAAGAAGTCATAGCAGGAACATCATCCAACATTTGACGAGAGATTCTTACATAACCAGCAATGTACTGAGCAGGAGCATCAGTCATAGTGATATCAAAATCGATTTGAGATTTAGCAGAACCTTGAGTTTGAGGAGCTGCATCACCTTCGCCACCTGTTTCCTTAGGGAAAGTAAATAAACCTGTAGAAATAGTTCCTACTGGTAATAAACTTCTCAAATGCACCTTACGAGAAGGAAGAGCATATACTTGAGGAGCATATTGTCTTTGGATATCACCAGTTAAGTTAACTGCTTCTGTCATGTTACCTACTGCCTTAGTGTCTAATACAAAGCCAGAACGCTTTACTTCACCACGACCTAATTTTGCGATGCTGTCAGCATTCTTTTCGATTGCGTCAGCAAGAGTTACGTTAAACCCTTTTACTTGATTTTCGTTCATTGTCTTACGATTGTTTTTTGCCTCTAATTTGTCAGCAGCATCTTTTACTACAGCAACTTGAGATTTTAATTCTTCTAATTCTGATTTTAAGCCATCTACCGCTACTGCGTTATCAGCTTTTAATGTTTCGATAGCACCGTTTACTTCGGTTTTAACGCCTTCGAAAGCACTTTTAATTTCTTCTACCATTAGTTGAAAATTTTAAATGATTGTAAATATTTGTTTACCTCTAATTCAATGGAAACCATCGGGTCATCTTCATCTTCCAATGCCTCATCTTCTGATTCACCTACTGGTTGCAACTCAGTTGGAGCATCTACTGGCGGTTGTTCTTCCGAAGCGACTGATTCATCTTCTTCCATCTCAGCGAGATATTGTTGTAATTGCTTGAGCTTTAACTCTAACAAACCAAAAGTTTCATCAGTATAGAAACCATTTCTCAATGACTTGATAGTTTTAGCTATCTCATCAATTAGAGTTGACTTGATTTCAGACTTAACCATAACTGTTGGCGTATTAGAATTAGCTCCCCATAAAACTGAGGAACCTTCAAACAATTTAATTTCTTGAATTTCGTTATATCCAGATTTAGCTTGAGACTTTACAGTCTGGAATCCAATGCTATGCTCTGTGATATGACCTTCTTTATACAGCTCATAAGTATCTCTACCTAAAGTTGTATTAGGCATCTTAACGATTGCCTTTAAACCAAACGCATCTTCAACCAATTCCTTTGGCTTAGATACTGGTTTGTCTGTAGAGTGGTTAAACAAGTGCCAGATTCTATTCTTGCCTTGTGGGCCATTCTCTTTAATAGACTTCGTAAATGAGCCTGGCATGATTACATCACCATCGCTATCTACATTACCAAACGCAGAATAGTAAACTTCAATAGTTCTTGTGTCATCAGACATATCGACTGGTACACCACTTACTGCTTTCTTGTTATAAAAATTACTCATATATATTTGTTTAAGCAATAAACACAGTACAACATCTACAGTTACAATTATTCATTGCACCTCCGTTTGCATCATGTGCGTATTGCATCTCAATTACTCCTCTATTTGGCGTATTCACAAGGAACGGCTGATTAATCGGTATTCTTACTCCTCCTGCATCTGGATTGGTTTGTCTATCCAATGTCCTATGCCAATCTCTGTACCTATTATTCTTAGCAGGATAATCTGCAGCCATCCATTGTTTAAGCAAAGGTATGTTAACAAATTTAACTGCACCCATCATACCAGCACTTAATGCTTGATGTGATTCCGTTCTTGCAATCAGCAGACTCCTTGCGTTGTTAATTTTCCCTTCTTGTAGGTTTTTAATAGCAAGTGAATTAACCTCGTTAAGACTCAAGTTGTTTTCTTGTCCGTATCTAATAGAGCCGTTCAATATCCTTGTAATCTCATTCTTGGTAGTATTTTCAATTCCGTACATCTTAGTTCCGCTATAGGTTGTCCAATAAGACAACATAAAAGCCAACCATTCATCCATGATGTTCAGAGGGTCTAAATCTACTGATTCTGCTTTTTTAAACTTGTCAAATATCTTTTCATACGTCATGGCAGTATATCCGCCAGTCGTCTCGTACAAAGTTCGTAAAATATTATTAATCTCTTTGCCATCAAACAACGCATTCTGATTATTGATAGTTTGCTGAACTCCATAATCCTTAACCAACTGAGCAGCCTTGTCAAAGTCAGATTGTAAAGCAGCCAATATTTTAGGCTGATACTCTCTTACTGACTTCCTTGCAATCTTTTGCTGCAAAGCGAACTGCTGAGAAGGAGTAACTATCTTAGCCATTATTCTTTTCCGTCTATAGCTTCAATCATTTTTCCTGCTGCTGCAAACACACCTTTTAGACCGTTTTGTGCCGACCTTTG